AAATCGAGCACATATAGTGTTCAATAGGAGTAAGCACTATGAATGATCTTCGACACTACGCCGGGGAACTGGAACAGATGCAATCCCTTCCGCTTGAAATCAAAATCCGCATGACGAAAATGCGGATTCAGCAATGGGTTTATGCCTTTAGTGGTGAAGCCTATATCAGTTTTTCGGGCGGTAAGGATTCCACGGTTCTGTTAAACATTGCCCGTGAGGTATTCCCCAATCTTCCCGCCGTGTTCTGTGATACTGGTTTGGAATACCCGGAAATCCGGGAGTTCGTCAAAAGGTTTGAAAATGTGGTTTGGCTGAAACCACAGATGAACTTCCGTCAGGTGATCCAGAAATACGGTTATCCTTTGATTTCCAAATCAGTTGCAAACACCTTGCGGGGTGGACACGAACCGGGTTCTTACCGGTGGAAAAAGCTACATGGGGAAGTGTTCCTGAAAAACGGAAAGCCTTCCAAATTTAACTGTGTGAAGTGGCAATTTCTATTAGATGCACCTTTCAAGGTTTCTGAACAGTGCTGTGATGTGATGAAAAAGCGCCCATTTCACAAGTACCAAAAAGAAACTGGACAAATGCCCATCGTGGCGACAATGGCTGATGAATCCATGATGCGAAAAAATTCATGGATGAAATACGGATGCAACGCCTTTGATCGTGCTTCCGGGCCGCAATCCCGCCCAATGTCATTTTGGACGGAACGGGATGTTCTGGAATATCTGATTAAGTACGATGTTCCTTATGCGTCTGTTTATGGCGATATTATCGGCTTGATGCCCGATGGAACAATCATTCCTATGCAGGAACTTCAGAAGATGGCAAAAGAATGTGGAATCCCGGAAGAAGCTGAATTGAAAACAAGCACTTGTGATCGTACCGGTTGTATGTTCTGCGGTTTCGGATGCCACCTTGAAAAACAGCCTAACCGATTCCAGCGTATGGCCGAAACCCACCCTAAACAGTATCAATTCTGTATGAAGCCATGGAGTGAAGGCGGTTTGGGGCTGGATGAAGTTTTGAATTATATCCATGTGGATCATTAAGAAAGGAGTAAGCGCAATGACCACCTTTGCAGAGCGTTTGAAGAACGCTATGGAACAGGCCAACATGAGCCAATCCGCCCTGTCTGAACAGGCCGGGGCTTCCAAGGCCGCTATCAGCCAATACCTTTCCGGGAAGAACACCCCCGGCCCTGACCGTATCAAGGCCCTTGCCGATGCCACCGGCGTTTCCTTTGATTACCTGATGGGTTATGGAGCTGCCCCGGTTGCGGAACCGCCCATCAAGAAGATCAGCGTGAAGGAAGCCGCCCGGTGTATGGGAAAATCTGATCAGTTCGTCAGAATCGGCCTTCAGCGTGGCCTTCTTCCCTTCGGGAACGCTGTTCCCGGAACCGGCGCTTGCTGGAATTACTACATCAACCCCACCAAGTTCCGTGATTATGTGGGTGCTGATCAGTTCAATTCCTTCTTCGGCCTTACGGCCTGATTTTTAGAAAAGGAGTAAAGCAATGAAAACCAGATTTGATGGAACCTTGTGGATCGGAGCCGGTGGACAGGCTTTCCGCCCCGCAGAAATGGGAACCGGTCACCTGTTGAACACGGTGAAGATGCTGAAGAACCGCCCCGGCGTGGTGATAGCTATGGTGGTTCGTGACATTGAAGCCACCCCTGACTGTTGCCCTTTTGATCCCTTCGGTGGCGGTCATTCCGAGTTGGTGAAACAGTCCTTGTTCAACATCACTTCCCTTTCCCCGGAACAGGTGAGTGATTACGCCTTGAACAGCCCCTTGGGAATGGCTATGAAGGCCGAACTTCTTTCCCGTGGTGTGAATGTGGAAAATTACCTTTCCATGATTGAAGGGCCTGAAACCCTATGATCACGCTGTTTCAGCACCAGCAACAGGCCCTTGATGAAACCGAGAGGAAGAACCGGGTGGCCTATTACCTTGATATGGGCCTTGGGAAAACCTTTGTTGGTTCCGAAAAAATGATGAAGCTGAACAAGCGGATCAATCTGGTGGTGTGCCAATGTTCAAAAGTTCAAGACTGGATTGAACATTTTCAAGACCACTACACCCGGAATTGTGTGTTCGACCTGACCAACCCCAAAACCTTCAAATGGTTCTTTGAACAGGTTCAGCATGAAGTTCCAACCCTGATGATTGGCGTGATCAACTACGAACTGACCTTTAGGCGGAATGTGCTGAAAACCCTGACCGGCTTCACGCTGATGTTGGATGAAAGTTCCCTGATCCAGAACGAGAACGCCAAACGGTCAAAGTTCATTCTTGGGCTGAAACCGGATAATGTGATCCTTCTGTCAGGCACCCCCACGGGCGGCAAGTATGAAAACCTGTGGAGCCAATGCCAACTGTTGGGGTGGAAGATTTCAAAAGAACTGTTCTGGAAGCAGTACATTCAAACGGAATGGGTTGAAACCGATGGATTTTGGCGGCAACAGATTACCGGCTATAAGAATGTTGACCGGCTGAAGATGAAGCTGGCTGAACATGGGGCCGTTTTCATGACTACCGAACAGGCCGGGATCAGCCTTCCAAAACGGAACTGGATCAAGGTCAAAACTCGCCCTTCACCCCTTTATTGGAAGTTCTGGAATGATCGCTATATTGCGATTGACAGCGCCAACCTTGGTGAATTTGAACTGGATGCGGATTTCTACGGTTCCAATGCCCATTGTGAACGGGAATTGATCGGTGATACCAGTTTGACCCGCCGCCTTTACGCCCGTCAGCTTTGCGGCCTATATAACCCGGCCCGTTATGAAGCCTTCCGGGATTTGGTGAACAGCACGGAAGATCGCTTGATTGTGTTCTATAACTTCACGGAAGAAATGGAACGCCTGAAGGGGATTGCCAAGGGCCTGAACCGGCCTGTGTCTGTTCTTTCCGGTGAAGAAAAGAACTTGGATGCTTACCGCTACCAGCACAACAGCATTACCTTCATTCAGTATCAAGCCGGTGCAATGGGCGGCAATTTCCAGCTTGCCAACAAAATCATTTACTTCAGCCTTCCCCAAGGTTCGGAATTGTGGGAGCAATCCCAAAAGCGTATTCACCGCCTTGGGCAAGAACGGCCCTGTTTCTATTACCTGATGATCTGTCCGGGAACGGTTGAAGAAGATATTCTTTCCACTTTGGAAATGAGAAAGGACTATACCGATGAACTATTCAGAAAGTATGAGCAAGCGGCAACAGCGCCGCAAAGCCCTTAACCAGCGGTTCAGGCGGATGTTCCTTGTGGCCCTTCTGATGGGCCTTGCAATGGGGTTTATATTTGGGCGCTGTTCTGCTGTCAACAGCAAGGCCCCGGATGCCCCCATTGAACCGGATCAGCTTACCGCCGTGACCCCGGATGTGACCTTGGAGCCGGTGGAAACTCCGCTGGTGGAAGAACCCGCCGAACCTGAACCGGTGCTGTTGGGCAGTTTCAGAATTACCGCCTATTGTTCCTGTGAAAAGTGTTGCGGCGAATGGGCCAAGAACCGGCCCAACGGCATTGTGTATGGTGCCGCTGGTGTGGAACTGAAAGCCGGTGTTTCCTGTGCTTCCCCGCTTCCCTTGGGAACCGTGGTGGAAGTGGAAGGCTTGGGTGAATACATCGTTCAGGATCGCCCCGCCCAATGGGTGATTGACAAATACGGTGAAAACCAGATCGACATTTATTTTGACAACCATGAAGCCGCTTCCGCCTTCGGCCTGAAGCAGTTGAATGTTTATCTGAAAGGAGAACCCGAAAAATGATCAAATGTGAAAATGCTTGCCCCCGTGGAAAATTTGATGGGTGTTGCCACAAATGCCCGGATTTCCACACTTGTCCTGATTCCTGTCAGGAAAACCCGAACGCCTGTGGTTCGGCCACCTTCGATGAAGAAACGGCCCTTCAGGAGTTCAAGAACACCCAGCTTGCCACCCTGAACGCCATTGCTTCCCTGACCGCCCACAAGAAGGCTATTGAGGATCAGGAAAAGGAAATGAAGGCTAAGTTGTATGAAGCAATGGTGAAGTTCGGCGTGGATAAGTTTGAATCCGATGTTCTGAACCTTACCCTTGTGAAGCCCACCAATGCCACCAGCATTGATTCCGCAAAGCTGAAGAAGAAATACCCGGACATTGCTTCCGAGTGTTCCAAGACCACCGCCAAGGCCGGTTATGTGAAGATCACCCTGAAGGAAGGTGGGCAGTAATGACCGTTGAACAGATTGAACTTCGGAAGATTTTAACCCAAATGTTGGCGGATAACGGGATCAACCGTGAAACCATCAAAGGCTTTGTGGAAGAAATTGTTTCTGAAAAAGTTGATCGGGCGATTGACCGGATTATTCATGAAACCAACACGGATTCTCTTGTGAGAACAACGATTCAGAACACTATCAACCGCACCATTTCTGATGAAGTGAGCTGGAATGTTCGCCGGGTGCTTGGAAGGGTTTCAATTTCCATTGAAACCCACGGGAACTTCAGGGGTGAAGCCGATGGAAAAGCAGATTGATATTTGTGCCACCTGTGTTCACGATGAACCCGGTTATTGCTCCGTCATTGGCACCATTCCCCATTGCTGTTCCCGCCATTGGCATTGCGAACCGGGAAAAGCCGCAAAGGACTATGTTCCCAAACAGGAAGAAGGTGAAGCTGATGGCAAGGGATGAAGTATGGGATGCCCTGAAGAATCATGCCAAACAGGTTCATTCAGAACGGGTTGCAAAGAACCCCGACCGGATCGCCTATGCCATTCAGCAGTTTGAAGGCCACGGCATTGAATACCAACTGAAGAATGAGCAAACCGGACATTTCCATTGTTGGCGGAAGTCTGATGATAAACTGTTCCAATTCTACGCTGGAACGGGTAAAATTCAGGGCTTCACCCAAGTCAGAGGTATTCACAGCCTGATTCAGATGTTGGAGGGGTGAGCCGATGGCCGGTGAAAAGAACTTTGAAAACCGCCTGAAGGACTGGTTGGAATCTGAAGGCATTTACCCATTGGGCCACCCTGAAGATAAAATGACCGTTCCGCCTTGTGGCTTCTATGAAAAGCGTTGGGGTGGAAGCCGGTATGTGAAAAGCGGCCTTCCCGATATGCGGATCACCGTGAAGGGCATTGCCCTTGAAGTAGAGCTGAAGGCCACCAACGGAACCCCGTCAGAACTTCAGAAACGGAACCTGAAGCAAATCAACGGTTCCAATGGGTTTGGGTTCATCCTTTACCCGGAAGGCTTTGAAGCCTTCAAGACTATTGTGAAAGGGGTGAAACAATGCGAGTTTCCCACAGCCGGGTTGAAGTCTTTGATAGATGCCCATATAAATACCGCTTGCGATATGTGGAAGGGATAGACACGATCCCGAACACGGACGCAGACAACGCTCTGATCCTTGGCACCGCCCTTCACACCGGCATTGAAGAAGGGGTTGAACAAGCCCTTGACTTCTACAAGAACAGCTTCCCGGTTCTGACGGATGATCACATTCATGAAATGATGAAGCTGGAAGCAATGATCCCCAAGGCAAAGGCCATGTTGCCACCGGGCGGAACCTTTGAATTGCCTATTGGGAACGCTGATTTCATCGGCTTCATGGATTATCTGGTTCCCGTGGGGAAGGGCCTGAAGCTGGATGGGCTGATCACCGGTGAAGATTTGGATGAATTTGAAGCGTTTGATCTGTACGATTTCAAGTATTCCAACAACGCCAAGAACTACGCCGTTTCCGGCCAGCTTCACGAATACAAGTATTGGTATGAACTGACCCATCCCGGCCACCGGATCAGAAATATGTATTTCCTGATTGTTCCCAAGCCCAAGATCAGGCAGAAAAGCACCGAAACCCTTTCCCAATTCCGTGACCGCTTGCAAGCGGCCTTGAAAGATTCTGAACCAACGCTGATGCCGGTTCAGTACAACCCCATGAAGATCGTGGACTTCCTGACCGATGTGAAGCACATGGTTGAAGCCACAGACTTTCCCAAGAACCCAAACCATTTTTGTGGATGGTGTGAGTATGAAGAATATTGTCAGAAAGGATGGGATTATATGTTACTTCCCAAGAATGAACGCCGTGATCTGAACGCCACCAAGAAGAAGGTTGTGTGGCTTTACGGCGCACCCTTCAGCGGCAAAACCTTCTTTGCCAATCAGTTCCCCGATCCCCTGATGTTGAACACGGATGGCAACATCAAGTTTGTGGATGCCCCCTATATCGCCATTCGTGACACCGTTACGGTGGAAGGCCGTATCACCAAGCGCAAGTTGGCCTATGAAGTGTTCATGGATGCCGTGGCCGAACTGGAAAAGAAACAGAACGATTTCCGAACCATCGTGGTTGACCTTCTGGAAGATGTTTATGAATCGTGCCGGGTTTACATCTGTGACCGTCAGGGCTGGAAGCATGAATCTGATGATTCCTTCCGTGCGTGGGATATGGTCAGAAGCGAGTTCCTGAACACCCTGAAGCGGCTTGTGAATCTGGACTATGAAAACATCATCCTGATCAGCCATGAGGACAGAAGCCGTGACCTGACCCGCAAGGGCGGCGATAAGATCAGTTCCATCAAGCCGAACCTTCAGGATAAGGTGGCAAACAAGGTGGCCGGTATGGTTGATCTGGTGGCCCGTATCGTGGCGGACGATGATGAACGGGTGCTGTCTTTCAAGACTTCTGAAGTGATCTTCGGCGGTGGCCGTTTGACTGTCCGTGATAAGGAAATCCCGCTGACCTATGATGCTTTCTGTGAAGTCTACGAGGAAGCCAACCAGAAGGCCGCAGGAGCCGTGAAGCGTGGCGGCAATAGCCCGGCTACCCCCGCACCTGAAACCACCGACACGCCCACCACAGCGCCCAGCAGAAGGGGCAGAAAGGCCAAGACTGCAACCCCGCCCCCGGCTGATAACTATGATCCGGCTGAAGATGCGGCAAAGGCGGCTTGTGGTGATCCTGATGGAACTTGGACACCGGGCGGCGGTGAAAAGGATGATTCTGTTCCTGTTGCTGAACCGGCCACCGGTGACACCCCGCCTTGGAACGATCTTCCCAAATGCCCGGACGGTGAACGCATTTTCAGACAGCACGATCAGAACCCGGAAATCCCCCTTTGTCCGTCCATTGACGCTGGCCACCGTTGCCACAAGGAAGGCGGCCCCGATGGTTGCCCCCTGTGGGATCGCCCCCAGGC